GGTCAACAAGAGAAGATTGATTTTCTTTTTTCATGGATTACCCCATAATACTTTTCTGTACGGATAGTTTGCCTCATCTTCTCCATAAGGAAAAGCATAAGGCTCATTTCTAAGTTCTCTCAAATAGTATCCAACCTTAGATTCTGACGGACTATTCCCCTCTAGTCCAGCAGTGTATCTACTTTGTTTTTGCTTCATATCTTGCCTAGCATAGGTTTCTTCGTCTATATCGCTCCAGCTAAATACTCTTTCTTGCATAGGCAAATCTAAATTAGAATACGGTCCTTGTATAGAGGAATTCATATCTATGCCTGTAAAAGCTACCTTAGATAAAACTTTTTGACTATTTAAAGTATTTACTAAATATTTTATATAACCCAATCTTTTTATATTATGTTCATATATTTCTATTTTAGATAGTATAACTACAGCTTGCTCTGCTGTAGAAGCGCTCATTCTATCAGCGCATAATTGAGAAACAGAATCCATATGAGCATCTATGTGCTTTGTCTGAAGAACACTATGCTTGCTTTTTTTGTATAACCTGTTTATGCTTTTTTGTAAAACTCTCAAATAGCCTATATTGACCCCTCCAGCTATAGGTTTTATATTAGACTTAATTTTTTCCCACTCTTCTTTAAGAAGATTGATTTGATCTTTTTTCAAATCATCTAATCTTTTAATAAACAATTCTGATGGTTCGCCAAAATTATCATGGATGTTGATTATAAAACCATTTTCATTTTTAAATCCATAATACAAAAGCTCTTTTGCTATTAAAAATAGTTTAGCTTCATTTGTCATGACATGGCTTCCCCACTAAAGACGAAGCGTAATCTTGGGGATAAATTAACGTAAAATATCTACAAAGCTTATTCTTATTCTGTCTTTTTAGCTTTTTATATTTTTTATTAGCATTTTCAGAACTTATTTTAGTCAAGATCTAGTTCCCCGTTATTTTCGCCAACAAATATAGTTCCTTTATCTGGATTAGAAACAATTACGTTATTGTCTGAATTTAATTTGACTACTTTTGTTTTATTATCCTTTTTTTCAGAATCTTTGTCTTTAGCGTTGCTAGGCTTTTTAGAACTAGATGATTTCTTAAAACTTTTCCTTACAGGAATATCTTTTTGAACTTCTGACTTAATTTCTACCTTAACATCCTGAACTACATCATTTTTAGCATCTTGCGCTATTTCATCTATCTTATTTATTATACCAATAGAAACTAACTTATCCAATTCTCTACAAACTGGATCATCTGACAAGAGTATCGCCTTTTCTCCTGGACCTAATGGACTTCTTAAATGAGAACAAACTATAGTTTTCTTTGACTGATTAACATATATATTTTTTTTAGCTATAGAAGCATCTTGAGCTTCGTCATCCACTGGAGACACATAGCCAGAATGAATAGACCAAACAAGCTCATGATGACCTATCTTGTCTCTTGAGACATCAAAAAACATATCTTTCTTGAGTATTAAATTTAATCCACTTAACACTATCTCATTTGTAACTTTACCTGTTGTTTTAAATCTCATAAAGACTCCTTTTTTGGGAAATATTCCCACCTATTTGATTAGGTTTTCTATCTCTGTTTTCGGATATGAGATTAAAAATTCTCTTATTAATACTTATAGGCATATCTGATGAATCAGATTTCGAAGAATTTATTTCATCAGATTTACCTTTTCTTTCTCCAGTAAATTCTGGATCAGAATCAAAAGGGCTATCTGGATCAAAATCAGTCCATGGATGATGATCTGGAGCAGTAATATCTCGATTACTACTACCGCCTATAGATCCTGAAAGGTCTGGAGGTTCACCTGGCAAGCCTTGATTTCCTAATAATGTTAGCTTCGGAGACTCTCCACTATTAGGAGCAAAATATCTTTTATATGGATTTTTCTTATCTAACGGATGCTCAAAAGCGGCAGGCCAACCTGTTCCTCTACGAGCTTGCTTTTTCATAATGAACTCAACAACTCTCTTTTTTTGTCAATTATTTTTTCAATAATTGAACTTTCTTCTTTACTAAAATCTCTTTGCTCAGATGCAACCTTATATGCCAAGTAAAAAGCTGCTGCATCTAACTTCTTTATAGAATCAAGACTACCTATCGTATGCATAGAAGAAACATCAGAATGAGAACCTATATTTTTGATGTTTTCCTTAACATCTATACCTGGAACGCCATCAAAATTCTTAAATCTTTCTGGCCTATTGGGTAAGCCAGAAGCTGATTCTGGGACATTGTTAGGGACTTTCTTTCCTCCCTTTTTACCCATATATTTTTCAAATATGTCTTCTTGTTTATCTAGAGATTTTTGTGCTTTAGCGAAAGCTTCTCTATACTCATTGTCCCATTTTTCTGAAGCCACATTTACCCTTGGAACCTCATCTCTTACATCATCATTTACTCTTTTAGAATAAGTAAGTTCTTTATCCATTCTAGCTTCAGATATAGAAGCCACTTCATCATCTCTTTTTCCTAACTTACCTTCTACAGTAGGCTCGTATTCATCTTTAGACTTAGAGTTTACTACTGCCTCAAATACTTCTGGAGTTTCAGATGCGGATAAACCTTGAGACTTTCTTTCTTCTTCCAGAAGCTGCTCTCTTGAAGCCACTTTCTTACCATCACCATTAAACCAAGATTTAATTATTTTATTTAGATTAAACATTTTAGAACCTCTTTGTCCATTTTGATCTATCCATAAAATCATTTAAAGGCTGTCCCTGCATGCCTCTAAAAACAACTCCATCTCCAAATGGAGTTACCGACATTCTAGCTAATCTTCCTTGTGGAAGCCTAGTACTACCTTCATTTAAACACGCATAGGATGCTCCAGCAAGAGCATCTACAACGTCATCAGTTTTAACTAATCCGTCTTTTTTAGCAAAAACCTTATATCCTGTTGCTGTATATCTTCTTTGTAGATACAACATTTCATCATGCAATAAAGCGTGAGCTGGAATTTGCATTCTATTGGCCGATACTAAATCGTAAAGATTATCATATATAATTATTTTGTATCTTTTTGTAAATCTAGTCATTTTTGCAGGTATACTATGCTTTTGCAAATGATCTATACTATGTTGAGAATTCCATTGATCAAATGTAACTAGCTCAAAGTTAAATCTTCTGCTTAACATGATTATATAATTGTCAACTTCTTCGTTTAGTATAGGCCTACCCTCTAGTGGCTGCCAATACTTCACATGATCTACTATAATTTTAAAATCCATTTTGTTAGTATCTTTATTAAGATATGATTCTTTATGAAGAACACATAAAGCGTAGTTGTGCGAAGAAGTTGCTGGATCCAAATGACAAAAATAGCTAAATCCTGGCTCACCATGCTCCTTGAATCTGCAATTATTAACAAATGACTTTTCTACCATGTCTCTAGTAAAGAAAGTTTGACCAGCAGTTCCACTAAATTCTGCACCAAACTCCATCATAAATTCTTCTTCAGTCATGTTACTGAACTTTTGGCGCAACAATTCTTGTGTCTGATTAGGGTTAACGACCCATGTTGGCAACTTACACATAACCCTATGAGAAACAGAAGATGCCTTTCTATACAATTCATAAAACACACCTTCTTTGCCACGAGGAGAACTAATGCAGATTATCTTACCATCATATACATCTTTATTTTTTTCTTCTCCATAAGGATCTATGTATTTTTCTTTTCTTACATAAGTGGAAGTCGCTGGAGCAAGAGTTCTGTATATACTTTCTCCTCCACTGCTGCCAGCAGTTTGTTTGTACAATCCAATTTCGTCTAATAAAAGGCAATAACAAGATATACCTGCAAGAGAGTCCGAGTTGCTGTGTCCACATCTTATTATAACAGACCCAGGACTGGTAGGAAGACCCCTAGAAGCTAATTCTGCATTCTTTATTTTATCAGCAGGAGTTAAAAGATGTATTTGATCTGCAAGTATGCCATCTGCGACTATCTTGTCAGCAAAATATGTACTTTTTATTATTTTATCTTTTATTTCATTAAATAAAACTTGAGCCTGAGCAGAGCTATTCGCCACTGTCAATATAGTAAATGGGGCTCCAGATCCTAAGTTATATAACTTGTAGGGATCTCCATTTGGAGATTCAAGAAGCTTCGCAGCTTCGTAGCATGCTAATATTGAAACAATGAAATCTTTGCCGCTATTGTGACATATGAATCCCTGACTTACAAAATTTTGCAAATGCTTTTGATCACTCACTTGCAAATCAAATGTTCTTTTTTTACCAATATGCTCTATAGATTTTATATTAAAACATGAGTACGGTAATGAGCTATCATGGTTTGAATCTTTATCAATTATCTTACTTAACGTAGACTCACATAATTTAACTATTTTATCTTTACCAATAAACCCTATTTCTTGTAAAAATATACTTATATACTTCTTACGAACAAAAGACACAACATAAGAATTTGAGCGATAAGTTCTTTTATTATGCTTTTCATCCACTATGGAAGTTTTTCCAGATTTTGACCTTAGGTTTGATAATATCCCAAATTTACTTAGTAAATACTGAACATCATAAGCCTGTTGTTTATTTACGGTGCAAAATTCTATTTGACAATGATTGACATATTTTTTTCTCTTTTTAATATAAATAGACCCATCACAGCTAAATAAAGCCTTCAAATAATTAGAGACGACATTTTTAGGTGCTTCGAGTATTTCTTTTGGAGTTCTTTTATGATGACATGTTTTACCGCTTATACCATACTGCACCAAAAGCTGCATGAGTAAATTCTTTTTTCTACGAGTTAAAGTTCTGTTTCTATAATCTTTTACTCCTAAAGACTCGTTTTCATAATACTTAGAAGTTATTTTATATTGATATTTTTTGCTTTTTGCTCCAGTCCATGGATCTTTGAAAATTTTTATGTTATCGCCCAGTGAGCTCAAACATACTTTGAAATCCTTCAATACGGACTTATTTGAACAAGTCAAAAATGTTGCAGCTTTTGAACAGTTTCCATCACCTATCATATATCCTATAAGTCTTGCTTGTTCTTCCGTCATTTCGGTTTTTACTTCTAAACCAAATGGAAAAGACTCGCTAATTGATATCATATCATTATCAGTGTCCAGATCTTTAATCTGCTTCCACCCATTTGATGTCAGTACAGGATGATTTGATGTAGCCTCTATAAAATGACCACTATAAGTTTGCACTTTATATACATCTCTTATTCCCTGATATACAATATCGCAATTAGACACACATTCCATTCTCTTACTTTTTTCATTATAAGTCCATGAGTCTATTGTTCTCTTTCCAGAATCCCACATTGAACCAAATGTATAAATTCTATTTGTATTAATGTCTACTATATTATTATCTTCTGACAAGCAACGACGACCCCATACAAGAACCATCTCACTTTTTATAACTCCATTATCTATTTTAGAAAATATATCGCTAATGTCTTCATCTAAAAGGTTGTATTTTTTGCACAGTTGCCTTTCTTCATCTGTTAGTGTCATATGTTCATTTCCCACACTTCCAGAGTAAAAGCATTTCAACATAATACGCTGAAATGGATAAAGATCTATAGAAGTGGGCTTTTGATGAGGAAGACCCAAATATTTTTCTGATTCAACAAATTCAATTATACTTGGAACATGACCAGCGTCACTAGCGGTAAGCGTGACATTTTTAACAGCTTGTTTTAAATTTTCTAAATCAAAATGTAAATCATTCGGTTTTTTTGGACGACCAGCTTTCGCCATCATTTTCTCCGATTAAATAGAAACCAGACCTTCTTAATAAAAACTTCATAGAATACTTGTCACCTACATAGCATAAACAGTCAGCGTCATTACACTCATCTAATATGCCCGTATTTTTATCTACTTTCCACCAATAAATCCCATCTTCATTAAGCTCAAACATAACTCTAAATATTTTTATGTCATCCTCAGAAAGACCATACGCACCAGTATAACTGTGATCTCCATTTATTCTAGTTGATATTTTATACTTAAATGGAGAATCTATACAATTGCTAATGTTTTTAAAGCAATCATTCACTTTTTCTGCAAAATTTTTAGGTATTAAAATATGATATAAATATTCCACATATTTTATTTATATAACTATTGCATTTTTCCCTAAATTTATAAATCTATACTAAAATTATTTTTCATAAAATTAACTATGTTACCACTATATACATTTGGCCCTATGTGATTTAATTTAATATATGGGTCTAAATAGACCTTATATCCCCATTCTCTCCATTTTAAACAGAATATTATGTCTTCGCTAATAAATCTGCCACCAACGATGCCAGGCTCAAAAACCATTTTATATTCTTCGTTTTCTTTGTTCACCGTATAACTAGAAGATTTTTCCCAAAATATTTTTATAGCTTGTTTGGATATTCTTAAAAAACCAGTTGGTAAACTAGCTACCTCTAACAACCCATCTTGAAGCTTTATTTTGTCAGAAATAAAATTTACAGGGTAATCCTCTTGTGGAGTTTTTTTAGGATATATGCCTCCAACAACATCAACAGGATGACTTAATAGTTTAAGCAACTGATCAGGACCCCAAGCAATGTCTGCATCTACATAAACTAATTCGTCAAAGTCATGCCTAAAAGCATAGGCAAACAAGTCATTCCTAGCTTTTGAAACTATTGCATCATAACATACATATATGGGGTCTAATTCTATTCCTAGGTCCCTACAAGCTCTATCAGCCATCAACACACTATTTGAATACCAAGCATCAACCCTTCCGTCATATGACGGAGTGGCTATCATTACTCTTTTTTTTGCCTTTTGAAGACCTTGGTTTACTATCTGTTTTTTTTGTTTTTTTGACATTTTTTTCCTTATTGATTGTACATGTGATAATATATTCAGTTGGTTCGGAGTCTAAATCTATCTCAGTTATTTCTAGTCCAGCTTTTGCAGCAACACTCTTAGCTTCATCTAGACTATATTTAACAAGTTTATTAAGAATATTGTCTTTTCTCATTAGACTGTATATCACATACTTTTTAGATTTTTTAACTGCATTAGTAAGCAAATTTAAAAACTCTTCCTTTTTTTCATCTTCATTAGTTTTAAAATAATCAGAAACACCGAACAAACATACTAAATCGTATTTTTTAGTCATATCAATGTTATTATGTGTTTGGCAATCACATTCAGATAAAGCATCTTCTCTAATATCCATAGCCTCATATGAGGCTTTTATTTGATTATTCTTTAACCATCTTAAAAGCATGCACGGACCAGAACCAATGTCAAGCACTGACTTATATTTAATTGATTTTAGTGATTGAAATCTTTTATAATCATCAAAGTTGTATCCTGAATCAAAACTTGACTTATAATTTGAAGAGCTCTTATTTAAACTTATTATACTATCTAACTCTTTTAAAGATACAGCCTTATCGTCAACAAAATAATCATAATCCATTTTACCCATAATTAATTCATGATATTTTACACCGTATTTTTCCATCTGCATCCTGGTAAGATCTTCGTAGTTTACTCCACTTCTTGTACCTCTTCCAGTGTATAAAACTATATAATTATCCTCATTATATAACTTATTGACGTAGTTTATTCTGTGCTGTATTGGAACACTATTTTGATAGTCGTTTCCTTTTGTAGATAATATTGTATTATCTATATCGAAAACATATTTCATAATTGACTGTCTCCTTTGAATACCCTGTAACTATCATTATCGTAATGAGTAGTAGAAATTTCAAAAATTTCAGAGTCAACACAGGCCATTAACTGATGAGGTAATCCTGGCATTATTCTTATGATATCGCCTTTTTTTATTTTTTTCTCGTTTTGAATTGCACTGCTAGTATCTATCCATTTTAAAATTAGTTCACCAGAAATTACATACCAAGTTTCATCTTTTATCATATGATAATGCATACTAAACTTTTTGTCTTTTTTAAGACATAATATTTTACCACAATATTTATCATTGTTTACTATTATTATCTCCTTGCCCCATTTCTTTTCTACCTCTTCGCTTTGCAAATTATCAATATTCATCAAATTACCTGCTCATTGTTTATTAAATATTTTAGATACAAATCAATCCCATTTTCAATACTTATTGAATTGATTATCCATCCGTTTTTAGTTACCCCACTTATATCAGACTTTGTGTATGGTTGATATTGTTTTGATAATTGATTAGACATTTTTATAATTTCTTTTTTTGATGATATTTTATTTAAAAAACAATCGGCCAAATAATCAAAACTTACAGAACACCCAGAACCTAAATCAAAAATTCCAGTTTTATAATTTTTAAAACAATTATACATTGCATCGCAAATATCTTGCACATAAATAAAATCTCTAATATATAGATCAGATCTTTCAAAAAGCTTTATTGAACCCTCTTTAAGATTTTGCCTAAACCACTTTAGTATAACAGAAGACATTTCTTCCTTATGATATTCGTTTGGACCATAAGCATTAAATATCCTAAAACAACACGCCAAGCCTTCCAGCGACCTTTCGCACTCTAGCTTGGATCTTGCATAGTCGTTTAATGGACCGTCTCCATTGCCATATACCGAAGCAGAAGAAGCAAAAATAACTGGAACATTATTCTCCCTAGCGTATCTTGCAACCAATTCTGTATAAAATGTGTTATATTTATAAATTCTATCTGAACATTTTTCTAAAGTATTAGAAATAGCTCCCAAATGAAATATAAAATCAATTTTATTATTTTCAAATAAGATTGAATAATCAAAATTAATCGGTATTATTTCTTTGAATTTTTTGTTCTGTAAATAAGTATAGTTTGCCCTTGAAGCATAACCAAGTTTTTTGTTTATTTCAAAATCATCTATTAAAGCGATATCTTCTATCCCTTTTTCATTTAGGGTTTTCAATAATACACTTCCAATAAAACCACTTGCTCCAGTTACTGCTATCATTTTATTTTTTTTATTATATTTGTTGTTGAATAATTACCCAATCTATTAAATATTACTATTTTTGTTTTAGGCAAAACTCCATCACTTATTCTTATCTGTTTTTCGTACCAATCTGAACCCTTAACCAAAATATCTGGAGATATTTTAGCGTGCAATTCAGCAAGCTCATCTAGATTATTGAATATATACACACCATCAACATACTTAATAGAAGATACTATTTCAACTCTATCTTCCTGATTAATGATAGGCCTAGATTCTCCCTTATTAGATTTTACTCTTTTATCAGAATCAATCCCAACATAAAGATAATCGCCTAATGATTTTGCATATTTTAATAACTCTATATGACCTCTATGAATGATATCAAAAACACCGTTAGTAAAAACTACCTTAGTCATAGTTCTTTTATTGTCGTCACTCCCCTAAACTTAACAACCTCAGAAGCACATTGATTGGCAAATTTTATAGAATCAATTATGTCTTCTGTTTTTAAAAATTTAAAGCATAGTCCAGCCATAAATGAATCACCTGCTCCAGAAACATCTCTTACCTCAGACTTTGTAACTGGATAAATTGTACTTTTATACTCTGCACCTAATGAACCCATAGTTCTAACAACTTTATCACGTAATTTTTTATCAATATAATTTTTAGATGCATTGTATTCTTTGTTGTTTATCTTTATAATTTTTGCACCGTCTATCCAACTACCTATGACTTTTTTAGTGTCTATGAAAACACAACTATGATTTAAACATATACTCTCAATGTCTTCCTCAGAAATAAAGCCCTTATTGTAATCAGATATAACTATCATCTTATAATCTAAGTTAATATTGTTAATATGAATTTTTTCTATCGAAGGCTCAGAATCCAGTCTAAAAAAATAATGATTACTGTCCTTATGGACATATCTTACCTTCTTCATTTCATGCCAATTTGAATTAGTAATTATATCACACGATATACCTAAAGATTCAATGTTTCTTTGAACATTTTTTGCCATGCCTGGGTTTTCAGTCTGATAGCAATAATTCAAAACAGGTACTGGGACATCAGGGCAAAGCCTGTTTGCGTCGCAATAAACAAATATATCGAGACAAGAATCTCCAATTACAAGTATATCTTTCATATCTTTGATAGTGCTAAATTGGATTCATCTGTTGTCTTTTTTGCATTTATCAAATATCCAAAAGACATAAGCCAATCTATTGTTTTCTGTAGTTTTTCACCTTGTTTAAATGGACCATCCGAATGAACTGTTTCAAAAAAAACATTTTTAATATCAAGTTTACTGAAATCTGTTGATAGGATGATATCGCAGTCATGACCTTCTGCATCTACAAACAACCATTCTATTTCGTCATTAGTCCAACCATGCTTTTGTATAAGGCTTTCTAATTTCATACATGGAACATTACTCTTTATTATATTCTCTTTTTTATTATTATGATCTAACACATGACTTAAAGAAAGAGAACTATGAGAAGAATATCCATCCTCCATATCATTAAAATACATATCAATACTTCCATCAAATGTAGATATTGCGCAATTTTCTATAGTAGTATTATCACAGTTTTTATAGCAATCTTTTAAATTATCAATTAAGTATTTATTAGGTTCAACCAATATGCATTTATGTTTATTATGTTTTGTTATTTCAAATACATGGTCGTAACCACGATTTGCGCCAATCTGAATCAACTTCTTCTTTCCATTAGGCTCAACATATATTATTGAACTATTTGAATTTCCCCAAGGACCAGTTATCAAATTGGATATATGCATTGGAAAAAATCTCTTATCAAGTGAATTAATAAGCTTCCATCTTTCATATATTTGATCATGTCCACCATACCACTTGTCCTTAAACATTACATCTTTGTCAAAATAATAGTTATAATGTTTAAACACGGGAGAAAGCATCACTGGATCTTTTCCTAACTCTCCCTCCAGAACTGGAGGTTCATGGCATAAAAAATACTCGCCCTCCCAATTCCAAAGCCTGGTGTAGCCACTAGTGAATGCCTCACCCCAGTCACCAATTGCCCTGAGATTCTTTCCAATAAAGCATTCAGCCCTGAAGCATGCAGACTTGGCTTTAGAAGCAACTAACTCTTCTTCAGCCTTGTCCATCTGGTCAGAAGTCCACTGCTCATCTATGTCTATTTCCCATAGAAAACATTTGTTAGTTATCTTCTTTACTTCTTCTATAGCTCTATTGACTTGGTGATCTTTTGAATGCCAAAAACCATTAGATGGAATATAGATAATCTTATTACTACTTAAGCATAAATTTTCAAAAAAGCAGGTAGTCCCATCTATGCTTTTTCCGTTACTATGAAATTCTAAAGGAAATTCTTTACACCATTTTGTGCTATTATTTGAAAGAGAAGCTCCTTCAACCACTATCCAAAAATCACAGTTAGAAATGATTGCTGCATATTGATTATTATGTAATAAATGGTGCAAGCCATTATGTATAATTGAAAATACTATTCTCATATTAAACGTTTTCTGACATAAATACATCTATTTCTTCATGTGTAGTTAGTGAATTTATTTCTATACGTTTTTCCCTATACGTCTGTATTGATGATTGAACAAGTAAAAAATTAGAATCTTGACCACTAAATTCTTTTAATAATTCTTCGCTAACAATTTTATAAAACTTTTGATTTAACTGTTGAAGAATATATTCTTTTCTATCTTCTATTGTTAGATCAATGGCAGTCCAGACTATCTCAACTGGACTTTTATTAATATCAAAGTAGTGTCCACTTCTAATTTGTCTATTTTGAATTATTTCTGCATCTATCTCTATAGCAATTCTCCAATCACCAACTGCATTTTCTGGAAGACTATCTACACATTCTTTTACCTCATTATTTTCTATTCTAACATATTTTTGCATAGCTTATTCCCTTTATTTTTAATACCAAATTTTGTTTCTAATGACTTTTTTAATTCCATGATCGGATTGTCCCAACATCCAAAAGTTTTTTGCCTAAATAATCTTACGGAATCGTAATATGGACTTTTATCTCCTGGAAAAGACCATATATAGTAATTTAATACTGGGACTATTATCCACGTTTCTACCCCCATTGCCCCAGAAAGATGCGCAACACTTGTACATGAAGAAATAACGAGATCACAACTAGACATAACATCTCTAGTTTGTCCCCATGTATTTAATGGTACCTTTTTAATAAATTCTGGACAGTGCTCCTCGCCTTCATCTCTTTGAAGACATACAAAATTTGCTTCTACGTTTTTAAGAGAATCAAAAAAAGGATCTAATGGAAACTTTCTATTTTGTTCATGCTCAAATTTAGGATTACCCTGCCAACGCACCCCAATAACTGGAATTTTATTTTTTGGACTATTTGTTTTTGAAATATACGGAGTTCCATCTATGTCTTTATACTCATATCCAAGAGGTATTAATACTGACATTGCTGGACACCAAAAGTCATGATACACACCACCTGCGGCTGCGTGTTCAATAATCATTTTTACTCCTACACAACACCTTACTATGGGAAATAATTCTGCTGAACACGCCACTATTACATCACATCCTCTTTTATTAATATCTTTAATATATTTTAAGGCATGTATTTGATCACCAAGACCTCCCTCAAGATAATATAACACTGTGCCTATTTTTTTACCATCCCATATGGGAGTAGGCACATTTGGTTTTTTATTTCCAAAACAATTCTCAAATCTACCCTTTGCAAGATTTTCCATTCCTTCTTGCAACTTATTATGTCTTAATGCATACCAACCCATATTAAATGCTATTTTATTACATAGTGGATTTTCATTTTGAGCTTCACATAAAACCTTGTAAGATTCTTCAAAATTGCCCCTCATAGAAAGTTCAACTGATATATCAATTTTTTTCTTCTTATCTACTCTTTCTTCTCCTTTCCAAAATTTTGGCTGATCATAGCTATCAAAATGCTGCGCAAGTATATCTTTTGAATTTTCATTATGCTGTTTTTTTAATTGAGGTGAAATTTTGTGAAGACCAGAAACCCCCCAAGCTAATTCATCTTGTTCTGAAACAATCTCAGTGTCTATATTATTAAAGTCATAAATAAATGGCTCTATGCCCAGAAAATTATGAATTTTATCTAGTTGTTCTTGCGGATTTTTAAGTAAATCGTCATAATCTATAAATAGTATATTTTCTGGACACGAATGATAGCCTTGTTTTAATTCAGCATATGAAGATTTAAGGTGTTGAATTAAAGATGAATTTCTAAGAAAATCTGAAACATTTTCTGGCTTAGCGACTCGAATAAAAGAAGCTGCGCAGTCAGATGTTGATCTTACAGTGGCTATAATTTTTGGACTAAATCCAAGAACATTCGTCATAGTTTCTATAATTTGAGGATTAACCCAACCTCTATTTTTATCTATTATAATTGGTTTTTTTATATTTTCATATTTACTTGCTATCACAGATTTAAGCATTCGATATGCTTCTGCTTCATCTTCGCCGCTAGCCTTTGTTGTTGGAGAATTTTCCCACGTCAAACATACGGCTCCTAATAACTCGATTAAACCACTAGTTGCTGTTGAATATATTTTTGGATTTTGATTAAGTATTGCTGATAAAACAGTAGAGCCACTACGCGGTAATCCACTTAAAAAGTATATCATAGATTTATTCCCTTGATATAGGCTAAGAAAATTTGCCTATGATATGTTTTCGGTTATTCCAAGAGTAAAGCTAGATATACCTTGAGTAGCAATTGAACTCCAATTAGTATCAGATCCTATCTGTACTGGTGAAGACAAATTGTTATTTAAAAAACCTAATGCAACTCCATATAAATTAGACCCACATCCCCACATAGATCCAGAAGTTTTTAAAGCAATTTGATTATTAGTGCCAGCAAATGCATAATTCCAGTTAGTGTCAGCGCCTACTTGTACAGGCGAAGATCTACTTGTAGTATTGCCTAAACCTAACTGTCCACTAGTATTTACTCCCCAAGAAAATAAAGATCCTGTTGTCTTGATTGCAAGCGAAGTATTAACATTATAACTAGCATTTATTTTTTGCCAATTAGTGTCAGTACCTACTTGTACTGGAGAAGATCTATATGTAGTATTACCTGAACCTAACTGACCACTATTATTTCTACCCCAAGCCCAAAGAGTTCCTGTTGTCTTGATTGCTAATGAATGATTGAATCCCGCAGCAACTTTTGACCAGTCTGTATCAGAGCCTATCTGAACAGGCGAAATTGCATTATTTTTACTAACCCCTAACTGACCATTAGAATTACTTCCTGTAGAAAATAGATTACCACTTGTATTTAAAAATAAACTATGACATCCAGCTGCGACATCGCTCCAGTTTGTACTAGTACCTACTTGTACAGGAGAAGATCTATATGCAGTATTACCTAAACCTAATTGACCATAAGTGCCTCTACCCCAAGCCCAAAGAGTTCCATTAGTTTTTAAAGCAACGGTATGATATCCAGCCGTTATCGGGTCTCTTCCGCCCATAGCAACTTTTGACCAGTTAGTGTCAGTGCCTACTTGTACAGGCGAAGATCTATTTACAGTATTACCTAAGCCTAACTGTCCTCTACTATTATTCCCCCAAGACCACAATGTGCCATTAGTTTTTATTGCCATACAACTAAAGCCTACACGTGCACAAAAAACATTTGACCAGTTAGTGTCAGTGCCTACTTGTACAGGCGAAGATCTATTTGTAGTATTACCTAAACCTAATTGACCATAACTGTTTCTACCCCAAGCCCAAAGAGTACCATCAG